GTGGGAATGACGTGCAGGAGTGCTGTTTTATGCAATAGGCGATGGTAGCACAAGGTAGCAATACAAAAAAATCTGCTGCCATTTTGCTGCCAATGGTAGATTATGAAAACAAAAAAGCCACCACTAAAGAGTGGCTTAACTTCATGATTTTCATCACTAAATTTGGTGGCCCCTGCTGGACTTGAACCAGCGACCAAGCGATTATGAGTTCCTACCGGAACAACAGGAAATCAATGGTTTATGTTATTTATCATTGACATAGATTGCCATCCTTTTCCAACGGTTACCCATTATCCGCCTTTTCTATCGCCACTTTATCGCCACTAAAATACGTTATGCTTGTGAATGCAGTTACATACCTATGGGCTAGAAAATAGTAATTTGGACATATGTTTTTTTCCATTTAAGGGTGAAAAATGAACGAAAATAGCCATGATGAAAATGCTAATGAAGATGAGTATGCTGAATTTTGGAAGCATTTTAATGCTAGATATGACGACCCTCTCGTCAAAGACGTAAAAAAAACATATCGATGGTTTATTGACGTCATGGGGGAGGAAAAGTGGTTCGAGCGAAGAGGCAATGTTCTACGATATTTTCGCTCTCTAACTGAACAGTTATATAACAGTCAAACTGATGGCTCTTTTCAAGAAGAAGATTATCGCATTGCTTTTTATGATGATTGGATCGCTTGGTATTTATACCTTGCAGAATCACTTGCAGACCGCCCAACAGTTGATGAGCCTGCACAATCCTCTAGAATTTGGCCGTTTTTCGCTACCATAGGAGAATTCAGCGAAGAGCTGAAGCGTACTAAAGGTATTGAAAATAAACTTAAAGATTTAATTATTAAACCTGAGAACCAACCAGACTCTGTCTTATTTGAATTGGTTGTTGCTGCTTGTTATATAAAAAATGGCTGGGAAGTAGAATTTATACCTGAGTCCGGTGTAGGTAAAACACCAGACCTTTTGGTTAATAAAGGAAATGATAAACTATATGTCGAATGTAAACGGCTTGCAAAGGTTACTCAATATTCAGAAAAAGAACGAACGGAATGGATTAAAAGATGGCGGCAAGCTCTACCTTACATAATTTCTTATCATTATCCTGTTTTTTTTAATGTAAAATTCAAATGTGAAATAGATAGTACCAATCCGGACATTTTTATAAATGTTGTTAGGCATTTATACTCCTCTAGAGAATTGGCGCAATGCGGTGTTGCATCTTGTGAAAATGATGAAATATCAGTAGTAGCAAACTTAATTGATATGGACCGAATAAATAAGCATTTTGCCAAATGGGTTGTTAAATATCCTTCACCACAGCTTAACTCCCTTTTAGATGATAATTATGAACCACACGGTAATTATACCATGGCATTCCAAGCTAAACTTTGTACATATAGCAATGATGAATATAGTACAATTAACGTTTTTGCAGAAGAAATAAAGAGACCTTTCTGCGCTAAATGGGAGTGTATAGCAGATGAGTCGATTACAAAAAAAGCTAAAGATATTAAGGGGTTACTTGTAAAAGCTGTAAGGCAAGCCCCAGATGATGGTAAAACAGTTATCCATATTGGATATGAAACATTACATGGTCCACATGTCGAGGTGCTGCGTGATGAAAAAATTACTAAATTGTTAGCTAATTTTGATTGCGAGGGTAAGGATATTGAAATTGTATATTGCCATTCGTTCCAACCAAGACTATTTGCAGATAACAATTGGGATTTTGCCGAAACCGTTAGGTATTATTTAAAAGGTATGAGCGAAAAATATCTTTTGAAGAGGATGATGCTTTTGGAAAGAGAGGGTATCGTTGAGTCCAACGATACCCATTGGGAGCAAGATCTACGAGAAATAAACAATAAATAATATATTAGCCTAATTAAATTTATTTAATGGGTTAAGCTTAACCGCGTCTTCCAAGTGGTCTGGAGCAAAGTGCGCATATCGCATAGTCATTTTTATGTCGGTATGACCAAGCACGCGCTGCAGGACAAGAATATTGCCGCCATTCATCATAAAGTGGCTGGCGAAGGTGTGCCGCAAAACGTGGGTGAGTTGCCCTGCTGGTAATTCGATGCCTGTTCTTTCCAGCGCAGATCTAAACGCCCCATAGCAATCACTAAACAACCGACCTTTTTTATCACCGGGCAGAGAGTCATAAAGCTCTTTGCTGATGGGAACGGTACGGTTTTTTCTGCCTTTCGTGTTGGTGTAGGTGATTCTGTATTGCGCAAGTTGGCTTTTTTTCAAGCTCTCAGCTTCAGACCAGCGAGCACCAGTCGCGAGACAAATTCTTACCACGGTTTCTAAATCAGGATGACCGTGCCGTTTGCACTCTCCGAGGAGCAACACGATCTGGTCTTGAGTTAACCAGGCCATTTCCATTTCTTCTGTGCGGAAAGGGCGCATATTCTTTAGCGGATTTTCGCCTTTCCATTCTCCGAGGCGACTTAGCTCATTAAACACCGCTCGAAAGTAGGCCAACTCAAGGTTAAGGGTGCGGGGAGAGACCTCTTTCACCCTGTTTGAACGTGCATATTGGCCTTGTAACCGCTTTTCTCGGTAGCGGGAAAACATCTGCGCATCAAAATCACGCACAAGCGGTTCTCCCATACACGCAAAAGCATGATGCATCGCTAACTGACGTTTAAGGCCGTCTTTCAGAGTAATGCCATGAGCGCTATACCATGAGTCAACCAGCTCTTTTAACGTGCGTCGGTCTTCTTTTTCTTCCTGCCACGGATTTTTTACAGTGTACTGTTCAAAGGCCAGCGCCTCGCCTTTGGTGGCGAATTTCTTCCTGATGCGCTTACCTTTTGCCCCGTTTGGATAAAGCTCACAAATCCATCCGCCGGAGGGGTTTTTACGGACAGTCATCAATTAACCTCGCTGTACACACCCACTACACGACCAATCAGTTTTATCTCGTCAATCCCACATTCAAACGGCACTTTGCCGCCCGCTACGTGTAGTTTTTTGCCAGGTAGTAATGTCAATTCTCTGATGCTGTTAGCTCCTTCAATATCAACTAACCAAAGACCATCAGAAAGCGGGGCTTCCTGATCGACAAAATGCAATTTCCCCTCAGCCCGAACCGCAATTCCTTCTGAAATCTGCTTACTCAAAAAACTTGGGTCGATATTCAATATGGAATTGTTTTCAAGGATTCCATCCCTAAGAGTGTATAAGTTCATTACTTTGGGGTCTGTAAGAGGAGGTTTTTCATCAAACTTTGGACCTTCACCGGTAAGTAACCACCTTAGGCTTGCTCCTGTTTCTAGCGAACAGAAAGCTGCTAAATCATAGGAGATAGTGCCGCGTGTAAAGCGGTTCTGCAGGGAGCTTGGCGACATTTCAAAGTGATTTGCCAGCTGTAATTTTTGCGTAAAACCGTAAACGGCAATGATCCTATCGAGAATGGCAGTAGGCTCGAAAGTGTCTTTGTTTATACTCATTAGTTAATTCCAATGTTGACCAATGCTATAAAGTTAATTACATTGCTCACAAGTGAAGTGCGTATGTTGGCAAACATTGGGGAATGAGAGGCCAACATTGTTCAAAACAGCAAATAGGGAATCATGCAACATGGCTTCTGAAATCGCAATCATCAAAGTGCCTGCACCTATCGTTACTCTGCAACAGTTCGCAGAGCTTGAGGGGGTCTCAGCGCGAACCGCTTACCGCTGGACAACCGGCGACAACCCTTGTGTACCAATCGAACCTCGCACCATCCGGAAAGGATGCAAGAAAGCAGGTGGCCCCATCCGTATTTATTACGCGCGCTGGAAAGAAGAACAGTTGCGTAAGGCGTTGGGGCATTCCCGTTTTCAACTCGTCATTGGTGAGTAATTCACTTTATGTGATTTGTAAGGATGCAACATGTTTGATTATCGGGTTTCCAAACACCCACATTTTAATGAAGCCTGCCGGGTATTCGCATTGCGTCACAACATGGTGAAGCTGGCAGAACGCGCGGGGATGAATGTCCAAACGCTGCGTAACAAACTAAACCCGGAACAACCGCATCAGTTGACTGTCCCGGAAGTGTGGCTGCTGACCGACCTGACAGAGGATTCAACGTTGGTTGACGGCTTTCTGGCTCAGATTCACTGCTTGCCATGCGTGCCGATGAATGAAGTGGCAAAAGAGAAGCTGCCGCATTACGTCATGAGTGCGACCGCAGAGATCGGGCGTGTGGCTGCCGGTGCTGTATCTGGTGATGTAAAAACCATTGCGGGTCGTCGTGATGTTATCAGCAGTATTAACTCTGTAACGCGACTGATGGCGTTAGCTGCTATTTCCATGCAGGCACGTTTGCAAGCCAACCCAGCGATGGCAAGCGCGGTGGATACCATGACGGGCCTCGGTGCCTCATTCGGTTTGGTCTGAGGTGATGATGCTGATGGAGAAACCCACCGTTGCATCGCTTCTCGTTAAGCAAAGCCCATCAATGCACTACGGCCACGGCTGGATTATGGGAACGGATGGTAAACGTTGGCACCCGTGCCGATCTCAGGAGGAACTACTGGCCGACTTGTCCACCTCTAGACAGGGGAAATCATGGCTATTGAAGACGCTACGGCAACTGTTCCATTAAGTGCGGGCGAACGCCTTAACGGGCTGAATCATATTGCGGAACTAAGAGCGAAAGTATTTGGTTTGAATATTGAGCCAGAGCTTGAACGATTTATTCGCGATATGCGCGATCCGCGAGACGTTAATAATAAACAGAATGAACGGGCATTAGCGGCAATATTTTATATGGCAAAAATTCCGGCAGAACGTCATGGCGTCAATATTAATGATCTGACCACTGACGAAAAGCGGGAGCTGATTAACGCAATGAATCATTTTCGTGCAGTGGTGAGCTTATTTCCCAAACGGCTGACCATGCCGAATTAACCCAGAGCAGAAATTAATGGCGTAAACCCGCCGGGCTTCTTATTGCCAAAATTCAGGAGTAGGCATTATGCGAAATATTAAAACCCACCAGTTTAAAGCTGATAACGACGCACTTGTCGTGCTGTTGAAAGAAGCTAAAAACGAAGAGCGAAAAGATCGTGCTCTTGCAGTTTCAATCCGCCTTGAGGCGCTGGCTGTTCATATCACCCAAAAAGGCATGAGTGGGAAAGAAGCGGCTGAGCTGCTGCGCCGCGAAGCTACCCGTTTTGAAAACGAATCACAGGAGCTGCACTAATGGCTGACTCAATGGACCTTGTGCAGCAGCGCGTTGAAGAGGAGCGCCAGCGCCATATTCACGCTGCCCGCAATAAAATGCTGGGTGCTTCCCGTGTGCTTTGTATTGATTGCGATGCTCCGATCCCGCCGGCACGCCGCCGTGCTATTCCGGGCGTGCAGTGCTGCGTCACCTGTCAGGAAATCGTTGAGCTGAAAGGCAAGCATTACAGCGGGGGAGCGGTATGAAAACAATTTTTGTAATCAGTAAGCGTCCGGTCAGTGCGACTTATATTCCACCCGAATTGACGGGAGTTGTTCCGCTTATTAAGGAATATGAAGTAATTAAACGGACAGAAAAAGGATATCGCCTGAGCGTTAGCTATGCCCGTGATAAAGGATCGATGTATTTAGACGAGCACTACGCGTTTTTCTCAACTTATGAATCTGCGCTGGAGTTCATCGCAGCAGAAGCAAATAAAGTCGCTGGAGAGCTTGAGCAGTTACAGCTAAAGGCGGTCCAGCTTAGGTGTCAGGCCCATGACGAATTGAACATCGTCAGGGGGAGTGCTACTTCTGCGTCAGTCGGCGGTTCCGATATGGGAAGTAGAAAACAAATCCAAAAATACACTGAAAAGTACAACGCAAAACATGGGTAAAGGCTGGCGGCATATTGCCGCCAGTGGTTACTTTTTGAATATAAACAGTGAGTCGTATTTGCCCGGATTGAGGTTTTCAGCATGCAGATCAACAAGGCCAATTCCCGTAATTTCCATCGCCAGATACATGTAGGCTCCCAGCCCATCAACACAGATAACTCTATAAATGACCCCGTCTTCATTCTGAATTGCGGTAACCATTTCCGAGCCGCCGAGTTCACGGCGTTTTGCTTTTTTCACTATGCGAGTAATTTCATCATCAAGCCCAGACTTGGCGATGCCATCAATGTAAGTATCTTTCATTTTTTTTCTCATCTAAATCCATCTAGACGGTCATGCTACCCATCTCTATTTAGTCAAATCAACAGAGGGGTTCACAAAGTAATTAATTTTTCAGGCTACGAATAATATGTCTCAACAATCTGAAAGTAGCCGAATTGCATTGGCATCACGCCCTGACAAGTTCAGAGAACCCAGCGAGGGTTTCTCATGGAGTAAACCGAAACAGGCGATTAACCCATATCTGGAGCAAGAGCCGTCTACCTCTGACTCGGTGCTTTCAAACCTGATCACTTTGTACGCTGCTGACAATGAGCAGGAGCGGTTACGCCGTGAGGCGTTGAGTGATGAGGTTTGGAATCGTTACTTTTTTAATGAATCTCGCGATCCGGTTCAGCGTGAGATGGAGCAGGACAATCTCATTAGCCGTGCCAAAATGGCCCGCGAGCAGCAACGCTTTAATCCCGATTTGGTCATCCTCGCCGAAGTGAGGGCTGAACCGTCTTTTATCAGAACGCCTCTATTACAACGGATTGAATACTTTCACGGTCTGGACAGGCCAAAGGCGTATTCCCGTTATCTGCGCGAAACGATCCGGCCAAGCCTCGAGCGGCTGGCGTGTGTGCGAGACAGCCAAATGTCGTGTTCATTCCGATATATGGCGAGCGTCGATGGTTTAGACGGGCTACTGGGCCTGCCTGAAATGAATCAGAATCAGGTGAAAAGGCTGTCAACGCTGGTTTCTGCGCATATGAGCATGGTTTTAGATGCAGCCTGCGCGGATACATTTCTGACGGATGATGTAAAACCGGAAGAGATTCGCCGGGCGTGGGAACGCGTAGCTGCTGAGGCGATGAGACTGGATGTGATCCCGCCTGCGTTTGAGCAGCTTCGCCGAAAGAAACGCCGTCGCAAGCCCGTGCCTTATGACCTTATTCCGGGATCGCTGGCGCGTATGCTTTGCGCTGATTGGTGGTATCGCAAATTGTGGCAAATGCGCTGTGAGTGGCGGGAAGAGCAGTTGCGCGCCGCCTGTCTGGTCAACAAAAAAGCGTCCCCTTATGTCAGCTATGAAGCGGTGATCCATAAGCGTGAGCAACGTCGTAAATCGATGGAGTTTTTCCGTTCGCATGAACTGGTGAACGAAGACGGCGACACGCTGGATATGGAAGATGTCGTGAATGCCAGTAGCAGCAATCCGGCGCACCGCCGAAATGAAATGATGGCCTGCGTTAAAGGGCTGGAGTTGATCGCGGAAATGCGGGGTGACTGCGCCGTGTTTTATACCATGACCTGCCCATCGCGTTTTCACGCCACGCTGAATAACGGCCGACCTAATCCGACGTGGAGCCATCAAACCGTTAGGCAAAGCAGTGACTATCTGGTCAATACATTTGCCGCGTTCCGTAAAGCCATGCACAAAGCCGGGCTACGCTGGTATGGCGTCCGGGTTGCAGAGCCACATCATGACGGCACCGTGCATTGGCACCTGCTGTGCTTCATGCGCAAAAAAGAGCGTCGTTCCATCACCGCATTGTTACGTAAGTTTGCTATTCGAGAAGACCGCGCGGAGCTGGGGAACAACACCGGGCCGCGTTTCAAGGCGGAGCTGATTAACCCGCGCAAAGGTACGCCGACCAGCTACATCGCTAAATACATCAGCAAGAACATTGACGGCCGCGGCCTGGGTAATGAAATCAGCAAGGAAACCGGCAGATCGCTGCGCGATAACGCTGAGCATGTGAATGCCTGGGCGTCATTGCATCGCGTCCAGCAGTTCCGCTTCTTTGGTATTCCGGGCCGTCAGGCATATCGTGAACTGCGTTTACTGGCCGGTCAGGCGGCGAGGGGGCAGGGCGACAGCAAGCCGGGCGCTCCGGTACTGGCCGATAAGCGTTTAGACGCGGTGCTGGCCGCTGCCGATGCGGGCTGCTTTGCAACGTACATCATGAAGCAGGGCGGAGTGCTGGTCCCCCGCAAACATCACATTGTCAGAACCGCCTATGAGCTTAACGACGAGCCGAGTACCTACGGCGATCATGGCATTCGTATTTATGGCATTTGGTCCCCGTTAACGCAGGGGCGCGTATGTACGCATTCGGTGAAGTGGAAAAAGGTCCGTAAAGCCGTTGACGTTCAGGAGGCGCAAGCCGACGAGGGCGCTAGCGCCCCTTGGACTCGTGGCAATAACTGTCCCCTTGTTGAAAAAACAAACGAAATAGGGGTGGATAGACCTGATGCAGAAAGGGCCGATCCGCTTCCTGATTTCCATAACATGAGTAAAAAAGACCTGCGTGAATTGAACATCAGGCTGAGATTGGTTAAGCCGAAACGTCGGAGAGGATACAAACAGGAAATCACGGATCGCCATCGGTTCGGGCTTGAGGCAGAACTTAGAAGAAGAGGGTTCAACGGCAGCGAAACGGAAATGGATCTGTTATTGCGTGGCGGCAGTATTCCGTCAGGGGGAGGGATGCGTTTATTTTACCGAAACGGCCGGCTCCAAGAGGATGACAAGTGGCGACAGTGGTATTGATGCATCCAGGTGGCGATTAGACAGGCTACACTGCTTTCACTGATGAGTTCTACACGTGCTTTTCGCATCCCTTTTCCCTTTATCCATTGTTGTTATTAACGATTTTCATAAGACCTTTCTTATTGAAAGTTAAAAAATGGTTTACAACCAGGTAATCACATTATACTGTAATTATATACAGTAAATATGTGAATGATCATAGTATACGGCGGGAGTAATAGGAGGGAAGATGCAGGATTATTTTTTGGAGTCGTTGAAGCTCCAACGCATTGATTTTTTTATCAAGCTTGTGGCAGCGAGTGAGTGCAGCGATGAAGAAAAACATCTGGCCATCCAGTGGGTTTCTGAGATGACTGATGAGCTTATGGCAAAAATCAGGATCTATGAATACAACCGTTCGATGGATGTCGCCAGTCAAGAGGACTCTGTATGTGTGCAGAAATAGTGATCGTTCAAGAGCAGCCGATCAGCCAAGCTATACTGGGTGCCCTTGAGTCCAAAATTTACCGTAATTTTTGCCCCTGTATCCCAAAACAGCAACTCGCATCCGCAAGGGCGGCAAGGGAAGCGTAGATGGTCGTTGAACTGAGCAGGTTAAAACTAGGTGAAGACAAAAAGCGGGTGATGGAAATTATGCAGCAGGTCTGGGAAGACGATAGCCGACTACAGGGTGAACTGGTTACAAGATGGCGTTTATAGTTGATGCATGCGGCAATGTAAATTAAGCTTATGTTTTATATAGATATTTAATCCGTAACCTGAGGTGAATGCTTTTAAGCAGGGTGAGATACTTACTGCTCATCACCAATGCATTAGTTATAATAGCTACACGATTTTAGGGAGACATTAAATGCCAACGGTAGTATCACTTTTTTCAGGTTGCGGTGGTTCAGATGCAGGGGTTATCAATGCTGGATTCAACGTATTGATGGCCAACGACATTTTGCCATACGCACGTGATGTCTATCTGGCAAACCATTCTGAGACAGATTATGTTTTAGGCAGTGTTGCAAAGATCGAACATTTTCCCAAAGCAGAGCTGCTGGTAGGATGCTATCCGTGTCAAGGTTTTAGCCAGGGAGGTGTTCGCCAAGCAGACAGAAAAATTAATACTCTTTATTTAGAGTTTGCACGCGCATTAAATCACATAAAACCTAAGGCGTTCATTGTAGAAAACGTCTCAGGAATGGTTCGCAGTAACTTCGAACATTTACTTAAAGACCAATTTAAAGTTTTTTCAGAAGCTGGTTATAAAGTCAAATCACAAATTTTAAATGCTTCCAGCTATGGCGTTGCGCAAGATAGAAAACGTATTTTTATTGTTGGTATCCATAAAGATTTTGGCATCGACTATGAGTTCCCAAAGCCAACTCATGGGTTAGGACTCAATCCGATTACTACTATAAAAGATGCAATTGGAGATCTCCCTGACTGGCCAGAAGGGGAGTTTTATGACGCAGATTTTCATTGGTATTATCTATCCAGGAATCGTCGCCAGGATTGGTCGCAAATATCCAAAACTATTGTAGCTAATCCGAGACATATGCCATTACACCCTATCAGTCCCGAACTTGAAAAAATTGGTCCAGACAAATGGCGGTTTACTTCAAACTCACCAGCTAGACGTTTTAGTTACCGTGAAGCTGCAAGGTTGCAAGGTTTTGGGGATTTGACATTTCCTGACACTGAAAAAGCATCCATGAATATGAGGTATACTGTTGTAGGTAATGCCGTACCGCCCCCGTTATTTGAGGCGGTAGCGCGCAGTTTGCCTAATATTTGGGACTAATATATTGAATAGTGCATATGAGATAAGGATATTTCATAGTTTACAAACCAGTTTGAGTGGATTATACGTCTTTCAGCAGAAGTGTCTGTAATTAGATTTATAATCCTTTGCCTGTCTAATAACAAGACTCCATTTGTGTGTCGTTCATTTACCCATCGACCATTAGACTCTTTATAGAATATAGGAGTAAACATAACAGAAGGTAAATCATAGTTCGTATGGAAATAATGGCGCAAATTAATTGAATGAGACTCTAAAGTTTTCGAGGGCCATTCAGTTTCTTGTGCACCACATTGTCCTAAAATTCCGAAATTAGAAGTCAAGTTGTCATCAAATCCATAATCAACAATTATATCGAAACCTCCATCCCCTGAACTGGTTTGATTGCAGTTCCTAACGTTATTTGAAATAACACCTAAATCTCGACCTAGTGTAGGGAGCGCATCCCTTAAATCAGTACCATAATAAGAATATCTATCAGGTGAGCCAACATCAAAAATTCTGACAGATGTTCTCTTTCCTGCAGGTGCTAAGGATTTAACAGCCTCTTTACATAAAAAAGTGAAATATTTAGCCCATTTATGACTAATACTTCCAAATTTTGTAAATGCATTAAAAGATCTAAGTCTTGAGCAGCAGGTCAGAAAGCAATAAATTTTTTGAATATCTGATAGATTATCCAGCATTATTAACTCATCCCCATCTACTATATAAGGATAAGCGTCATCTAATGTAGACTCTCTAAACTCAAGTTGTCCCCAGATAAAATCCAACTTTCTTTCCAATGAGTCATAAGATTCAGCATCACTTTCTCTTGAAGCATCTAATAGCTCAGCATCAATAGTTTCGACGCTTTTAGCTTCTTGAGATATGATCGAAGAAAGTTCTCCTCGGTGTATTGTCTTTCGCCCATTAAAATCAAGCAAAACTAACAACTCTGCTAAGTCGGCCATTAAATGTGGAGTTCCAACTTGCAGCTCACCAATATTAAATGAGGTCATCGATGTCATTTAACTTTCCTAACAGAGCGGAATGGATAAGTTTTATATGGGCATTCATTCGCTTAGCTGAATCAACAGCGCTTGCCTCGTATGGTACTGTCGCTACTATACCGGCAGCTTCACGCAAGATATTTTCTGCATTAAGCATTAGTTCCATAAAATCTTCAGAAGTTTTACCAGTAAACTCATACGCTAATTTAAGAGAGGCACCATTCCTCAAGTGTGTCAAAGCACTTTCATTAGAAATTACTGCTGCCAGATCTTTTATATTCCTAGATTCGCCAACTTTTGTTCTGCCTTTGCTATCTTTTTCATATAACCAGCTAGTTAGTTCTTTAACATGCTCATAGTTCAATGAGCTTATGTCAACGATTGGATCATTGGGTATAGGAACTCCTGACACTAACTTACTTACACCAACAAAATTGCCTATCCTATCATCAGCAAGAGCTGTAGATAGAACTGCAAACTTAATACTTTCTTCGTCTAAATCTGCAATATCAAAATAGCCGTGCTCGTCTATCATTTTAAACACTGCAAGAGCATCTAAGTTTCTTTTAATATGGTCTTTTCGGCTACCTATTGTTCTTGCGACTTCAATATATTTATCATTAGGTGAAAGCCCTGCAGGCGCAAGATTAAATATTTGCTCCATGTATCTAGCTTTAGCTAATGGTTCCCATTGCTTTACACCTGTTATATGCCTGAAGCCTAAGTAAGGTAAAACAGCCATTCTATCCTGTTCAATAATTACAGGTATGTTGTCAGGCTTGAAGTCGGCAGTTCTTGCAATCTCAAGCATCTTGGTAGTTGGCTTAGTGCACTGCGATGGGTCTTGAATTAACTTCAAGGCAGTTAAACGACGATTACCCTCAATAACAATGTAATTCCCGGTTTCGGCATTTTTTTTATCCCTTTCAGGCATTACAATTAATGGTTCGCCTTGAAAGAAATCATTTTCCGCGATCGCATTCATTAAATCTTCTATTGCTGTAGTACGCGCAATATAATCAAGCATTGCTTGTGGCGTTCTAGCAACAGCTTCAGGAAGTCGCGGATTCTGTGGGTCGAGAATCAACGAACCTAAGGGTTTAAAAGTATAGTTCTGTTGGGAGGACATATTATTCTCCTTGAATGCATATCTATAAATACTAACACTCTAATTCCAAACAGCATACTATAGCTGCCCTTCTATTGCTTGCATGTCTATAACGCATGAATTCGCATGATTCCAAGAGGGGCAGTTATGCCCCGGCCCCCCAGTAATGGCGTGCTTTTGCTTGTGTCATGCACCTGCATGAAAACCACTACATAAAGCGGGCAGGCGTGGCGGGGATACGAGCGCGCGCTGTGGGGTGAAATGGTTAAAATTTGGGGGTACACCCGCAGTTTGGTAGCGTCGATCGTAGGGCGGTACAAAACAAAAAAGCGCCTCGCAGAATGCTGCTGAGACGCTGTAAGGGGGGAATTACTCGGGGAGTTAGTCTCCTTTCTGCTCCAGTATGTATGGCTGCCAGCGGATCACCTCGTCGCCAAGCCAGGCGTTCAGTTCCTCCAAACGACGTTGTAAGGGCATCAGTTCATTGCGAACAAAAACATGGCTTGCCTTCTCCACATCCCCAAATCCGCCGACATTGCTCGGCATGATCCCCATCATCTGCGGCGGCACGCGATGCGCAGCCATCATGTCGTCGCGGCTGACGTTCTTGATATTCAAAAACTCATCTTT